GAAGTACCGGTAAAATTTTAAGCCGGATTACCACTTTAGACGTTTACGATATCGAAATTGACGAAGGCTTTGTTGCCATTTGGATCGACGATAGCCACAAAGGCTCTGCGCCTGATATGGCCATCAATGCTAGTTTAGTGTATAAAATCGAGAGAATCGAGGAGGAAGAAAAATGAAAAATTTATCTGAAATCAGAAAAGAACGTAAAGACGTCCTGACATACTGGACTGTCGGAGACATCACGGGAAACTGGGCACCGGAAAGAGTTGCCTGCATTGCCGCTTTTTTGGAAGAACTGGATGGCGAAAAAGACGCCATCGTAAGGGGGTGATTTTATGGATTATAAGAGGGATGCCTTTTTGGTGATCGACCCTGTGACGGGAGCTACCAAGCTGGTCGAACAGCCTAAAGAACCGGAGCAAATCGTAGAGGCTTTCTTAAAAGAAGCCAAGAAACCTAATAGTTTGATTTGGGCCTTGGATGAACTGGTAGTTAAAGACTGGAAGAAGTGGAGTGGTGTAAGACAAGAACTGTGGGACACATTGGAAGAACTGGACGATTTAGGATACTAAAAAAAACCGTCCCTTAAAAGAAGGGGCGGTCATATCAGAAATTTTAAAACTTAAAACGTGTTTATTATAGCACAAAAACAGGAGGAAATAAAAATGAACCTTTTTAAATTGAATCAGAACTTTGATGCCATCGTGGCGATGATCGATGACGAAGATAACGAAATTGATGAACAAACGCTTTTCGACACGCTCGAATCAATCGAATTGAGCCGTGAAGCAACACTTGATAACATCGCTACTTTAATTGAAAAAAATAAAGCATATGCGGTTGCGTATGCTGAGAAGGTAAAGCAGCTTCAGAACGAAAAGAAGCGGCTTGAAAAAGTCAATGACAGTCTGCAAAGCTACATGACGCAAGCCATGGACCAAGCCGACTTGAAGGAATTGAAGACTGATAACCACGTACTCAAGCCACGCAACTACAAGGCAAGCGTCGTGGTCGATGACACGTCGGTAATTCCGGATCAGTATATGGTCACGAAAACGACCGTCGCACCGAACAAGACGGCAATTTATAAGGCACTCAAAGCCGGTGAAGAAGTCCCCGGGGTTCATACCAAGCCTAATCGAAAGACCGTGATTAAGTGACATTCAAACTTCGCAGCTATCAGAAAGAGTGCCTAGACAACGTTTACCGGTCGCTGAGAAAAGGCAACAAATGCATCGTTGTTCAATCACCGCCAAGAACCGGTAAAACGGTTATCATGGCAGAAATTGCAAGGCGGACAACCGCCAAGGGGAACAGGATTCTGTTCATCGTTCACCGCAAAGAGATTGTAGATCAGGTTAGGCGAACCTTTGCCGAGCAAAAC